AAAGATAAATAATAAAAAAATCAAGTGACGATGAAAAACCCTGTAATGAACTATAATCAGTTTATGTCAGTTTTTAAAAGCGCAAGCACTGCTTATGCAAAGAAAGCTAACACGGCTTCAAAAGACGCTAAGACTAATTCTTCTATCAAGCAAGAAATGTCAGGTGAAGCTATTAAAGGTAAAGGAACTCCAAGTCTTGACAAACACACTAAGCAATACTTAGCGAATGTTAAGAAAAAGAGCCCGTTTACTGGAAAAAAATAAATTAAGATGAATAGAGCGATTCCTAGCTTTACTAAATTTGCCCTTCTTGAAAAGAAAGGAGACCTTAAAAAATTGGTCAATAAGAAACAAGAAGAAGAATTAACAACTGATGATGCCAAAAAGATTGGTGTTAAAGTTGCTAACATGGAAGGTGAACAGAAAAAGAAATACGTCGGTATTATCAATTTCTTAGGGGCTTCTTGCGATATCTATAACGAATTGTGGAAGAACTACACTAGAGTTAGAGATAGCAAGAAAAAGAAGGACTAAACTCTTTTTTAGGATAAATAAATAATAAAAAAATCATTTAGACATGGCTGGATTACCACATTGGGATAATTCACAAGCGGCGATACGCTATTACGAACCTGTATACTTAAATCAGTTTGAGGTTATAATTACTCCGCCTGCTTCAATTACTGAAAATACTGAGCTTCTAGTTGAGCACGTGAAGAAAATATCGGGTCTTCCTGAGCAGTTGACTAAAGCAAGTCAAAAGCAAAGATACAAATTTGCTGAGAGAAACTTTGCAGACGGTGCTCCGGAATCAACCTCTGTTACTTTAACAATTGATTTTGAGGTCAACTTGAACGATGAAAACAACATGTATGTATATAACATATTGAGAGCATGGGGAGACTTGATCTATGATCCGCTAACAGGTCGCCAAGGTTTGAAAAAGGACTATGTTGGAGAGATTGCAGTAGTGGTATTCAATAAAGCGGGAGACATCTTCAGGGAATATAAATTCCTACCTGTATTTCTAGCTAAAGAACTTCCAAAAATGGATTTAGAATATACAAAAAAGGATATCTATTCGATTTCAGCTGAATTTATCAGTGATACTTATAGAGAAAGCAGAATCGGACAAATTAATGTTTAAAAAATGGAAATGTTCAACGTACATAGAAGGGATGTTCATACTTTTGATGATTATATGAATCTTAAAAAGCCTGGATTTGGTGGACCGAGTTCCGCAAAGGCATTCGCCGACAGTCGAGGAAAGAGAGTAGAGAAAGATCACAAGTTAAAAGGATATCAACGAACAGTTGAACGTGATCCTATGTTCTCAAATCAGGTTTTTAATCCTACCTATAAAGCAATGAGTAATGATTTGATTTATAGACAAGAAGGAAGAAAACCTTATAACTATCCAGATCCCTATTCTAATATGGGAATTCCGGTAGTTGAAGTAGGAGAAACTAACGAAGGAAAATGCAATTCAAGTTTTATTGCATTCATGCTAAACGAATCAGATGCTAAGAAATCAGAATGTGATTGCGAAGATGAATGTGAGTGTCATACAAAAACTAAGAAAACTAAAAAATCCAAGTAGTGGATTTATTCGGAGATGAAATATTTAAGATCATATAAAGAGTACTTAAATGAGTCATTTAGTTCAAGAGAATCAGATCAAGTATTTGAAAATTTAAATCCGTCTTATTATAAATACCAAAAATCTCCAGTCAAAGCAGATGCTGGAGAAATTCAACAGTTTTTAATTGATATGGGAACCAAGGTAGTCGACGGAAGAGGAGGATCATATCCTTTAAAAAAGGACTATTCTTTCGGAAAAGAGACTGCATCCGCCGTTTGGACATATCTATATGGCACTAAATCTATGCTTAAAGTGCCCCTTAGGAATCCTCAGCAGCAAACAGTAAGTGAACTTCAAAAAAGATTGGGAGTAGGAGTAGACGGAGCAGCCGGACCTGAAACCCTTACTGCTGTTGCTAATAAATTCAATACAATAGTAAAAAATAAAGTAGGGGCAAGCAGTTCGGCTGGAACTTGGAATAAAAATGGAAAATCAGAAAAATACGGAAAAGTGATCTTGGATGTGATGTCAGGAAATACTGCACCTTATGAGGGAACGTTTCAAGCAAGACAGACATTCTATAGACAAATTCATGAACTTCTATATGCTAAACCTAATGCGGAAGCTAAATCTGCTATTCAGTCATTTGGATTAAAGCCTATAGCGTCTAACTGGTTTCAAGCGGCTGCCGCTGTTAATCAGGCAAATGCTCTTGGAGCAGCAGATAATTGGAATCTATGGATTATTTCAGATGAAACTGAAGAAATGTTAAGATATTGTGGAATCGAGTTATTAAAGAGAAATATAGTTACAGCTAAAGAGATGCTCTTAGGGACATTGAATAAAAGCTTTACAAGCGCTAAAGGTAAAACCATTAAACTAGATAAGTCAGTTCAAGGGCAGACCCTAGATAATCGATTGGTGGAATACGAGCAGAGTGAGCTTAATGGAATAATGTCAGGATATAGGAGCAAAACAGGGCCCGACAAGTGGAAATCTATGATTGACGGAATAAACGCTTCTTTTGGTCTACCAGCTGCACCTTCATTGATTTCTAACGTAATTAAAAAATTCTTTGGTCCTAAAGCTGCGACCGCAGCTGGAATATTAGACTTCTTTTTCAGCGCAACTTCTCCAGCTTATAAATTAATTTCGAACACAATTTCAGGAATTGCTAATTATTTTAATCACACATTTAACATAGATAATTATGATAATCGAGCAACATTAGGAAAGGGATGTGTAGCTGAGTTATATCACGGAGAAGGATCCTTTAGCGGAATGAATCTGATTTAATTAGATTCTAATAATCTCAAGTTCCTTAATAGAATCTAGATTGTCGCCCTCAAATTCTTTAGATTCAATTAGCATATACGTAAAATTTATAGGATAATATTCATCGGAAATAAATTGAATGGCGTTATTGATGACTCCGATTGAAAGATTAGAATTTAAATATACAATCTTTTTGTATTTTTTATTTTTGATGTTAATGGATTTGTCTAGCAGCTTTTTGATCTCATAGTTGATTAGAAAAGATTGAATTTTATTAGGAGTCATAAATTTAGTCTTAAATTTGTCCTTTATTATTTTATTAACATTCAGGATATAGTCCTCTTTTCCTTTTCTACCACAAACTGACGTAAAACCTTTAAATTCTCTTACGAATATTATCTTAATCGATCTTTCTTCTTCCATTAATAGTCTAATTGAATTATTTGAATTCCAGATTCTTTTAAAATCTTTAAACCTGAAAGATCTCTGTATTCTTCTTTATAAATTACAGTTTTAATTCCAGTTTGAATTATCAGTTTTGAACACTCTTTGCAAGGAGAAAGAGTGACATATAGTGTAGATCCTTGAGCGCCTTGAGTAGATTTTGCTAGTTTAGTAATTGCGTTTGCTTCTGCATGAAGAACATACCAATAAGTATCTCCATTAGGATCTTCGCAATCATTTGAAAAACCAATAGGTGTACCGTTGTATCCGTCAGAGATGATCATTTGATCTTTTACGATTAATGCGCCTACTTTTTTTCGACGGCAACATGAATTCTGTGACCACTCACTTGCCATTTTTAAATAGGAAAGGTGTTTTTTAATTTCTTTATCTTTCATTCTTAAAGTTTGATAGGTACTTTTCAAGAGGATTAGCTGCTTCCTTTGTAACATTTTCTTTAGATCCTGAATTAGCTCTTAATATTTTTCCGGATGGAATAATACACGCAGATATTACGATGATTGAAACCCATTGTAGATACTCAATCTCGATTTTAAACAGATCATCTAAGAAAAAATTATACATTAGATAACATATTAAACTTAATCCAAGCTGAGCAATGATCCAAGAAAATACTGATGCAATTAACTTCATACTTGATTTATTTTTTGTTGAATCCAGTTATATAGAGGATCGTTATTTATTGGAGTGGAGCTAGTATAATTATTTTCTAATATTTTTAGATCGTTTGCAGGTTGACCGTCTATTTTTATTAAATTTTGAGAAAGATTAGGAAAAGGCATGGTATGAAATCCGCACATTAGCATTTCATCCACCATTTTAAAGTTTCTCTCGTATATATGATATGAGTTTATAATGTGAGTATACGATCCAAGTTCTAGATTAGGATAGGTTTTAAATTTTAAATGGGCCAGCATTTGTTGTTGCAGAACAGTAAAGAAAGCAACATCGGTTGGAGTTCCGAGTATTGCATCATTACTTCTCATTGAAACTGTAAAGTTTAATCGATTATCTCGGATATGAAATATTCCATACATTGTACATACGAAATCTTTGTTACCATCATATTGATGTTCAGGAAGATTAAAATGCAGTATTGCCTGTCTAGAATCTGGGTCTTTCATCAAGGAAGAAAGAGCCCAATCGTATTGATTTTTACCGAATCGATTCTTTTTATTAAAGAGCAATTTTCCATATGAAGAATTTACAGTTCCATCCTCGTTTTGAATGGATTCCCAAAACTTAGCAAATTTAGAAATAAACTCAACGTCATTTCTACCTAGGAAATACCATAGCAATTCAGCCGCAATATACTTTTGCTGAGAACTTCTTCTTTCATTTTGATAAAGAGAAAGAGAAGGGTCTTTAATTACAAGAGAAACATTTAAATTTTCTTTTATCTGTAAACCGCGTGGATTGGTTTTAAAGTCAGGATCTTGAAAAAGATCAAATAGACTGTCTCTATAGACTTCAGAAAAGGATTCACCTGAGTATACTCTCATATTTAAACTTTTTTATTTTATACTTAGAAAATCAATTAAGGTTTTTAACCTGGGACTGTTGATCCTTTATAGACATTTGAGAAAACTCATTTATGTTTTTTACCTCGATCCTAGAATCAAACAATTCTTCAGGAAGAGATTCATGAGACACTACAAATATGGTCATATTATATCTAATCGAGTAGTCCTTTAATATTTTGATTGCTCGGTAGACGTTTTGCTTGTCCAGTCCGCTAAATATTTCGTCTAGGAACATGACATTCATATTGTTATACTTCATCTTGATAATCTCAATAAACGCAAGCAAAACGATTAAATTCATTTTTTTCTTTTGGCCAGTTGAAAGGCTTTCAGAAGAAACTTCAAGACCTAGATAAGTGATGACAGCATTGAACTCATTATCAAATTGAAAGTTAAATTTAAAATCTAAAATCTGA